TACTCTTTTTCCAATTTAATAGGTAAGAATGGAAATAAATTCAAGTTTGACTTTTACATCCCTTCTAAGAATTTATTAATAGAGTTTGATGGGGCGCAGCATTATAGACCTGTACAATTTAAAGGTATGTCTAAAGAAAAAGCTATTAGCCAATTTAAAAAGGTACAGTATAATGACGCCTTTAAAAATAGGTATTGTTCGGGTAGCTCTATACCATTATTAAGAATATCTTATAAAGACTTTAAAAGGATATCAGAAATATTAGCTGGGACTATTCTTAAAGCAAAAGATGCAGCATAGCTACTATAGCAATATCTATTAAAAAGGGCACTTGTATAAGGTGCCCTTTTTTATTCCATACTCTTTTAATAAAAATATCTAAATAACCAAAGGATATCTAATGGATTACATGGATAGTAGGCTCATTCGTTCTGTTAAAAGAAGGCTATTTGATGAGCTTACAGATACTCTACAGCACCATACTAACTATAGAGATAAAGTAAGAGCATACCATAAGTTCCCTTATACTGAACGCCCTATGATGGGTGTTATTTTGAGTAATGCTTCGGGTAGCCGACAGAGATTGTCTGCAGATGATTACGCAGCAGATGTGAGTAGTCATGTAGCCTTAGCTAGCGCAAAAGATAAAGAGGGTAGAGTATTAAAATGGGTTTGGGAAGATCAGAATAATCTAACAAGATTCCAGTTAAATGAGGATGTCTCTTCTCAACTTCGTGGTGATGCTAATTTTGGTACAAATAGAGTTTTTATAGTAGGTCATAAACCTATAGTCTCAGGACCTTTCAATACTAAAATAGCAGATAACTTTGCTCAGATATCCGTAACAGTGGATGGTAACAAGACTTTTCCAGAATTTATTGATGGAAAAAAAGGTATCGTCATTTTAGAGCAGGCTCCTCCTGTAGGGTCTACAGTATTAATCTCCTATGAATATTCTAATATAACCATGCCTGGGCGATACTATGTAGAGATAGTAAGTGCTACTCAATTTGTAATAGACCCTATATATGTAATTAAGGCAGAAGAGCTAATAACCAGAACAACAGGAACTGAGAGCTCAGCTCAGACTGTGTATGGTAATTTATTGGCTAATTTTGATATCCTTTATACTATGAAGAATGAGTATTCAAATAAAATTTATTTAGTAAGAGATACGGACTATACAATAGATATCAATGGTGCTATAACTTTTTTAAATCCCTTACCAGTTGGTGTAACACTCTATGCTAATTATCGCTGGATAGGTGATGAGTTAGGGCCTTTCGATTTACCTGAAGGTGAATTTGAATATAATAATACGGCCCTTAAGGGAGTTATCTTAGGTTTTAGTAGCGAAAGAATAGTAGGGGATAAGAATGTAGTTATAGTCTATCCCCAAAGAGAGCAAGCAGCTAAAGTCTATAGTGGGCATTGGATAATGTCTTTTGATATCGTCGTCCTCTCTAGAGATACTGTGCAATTACCTGAGCTTACAGATTGGGTAATCAATGATATCTGGAGTAGGAAAAGGAATAAGCTCATTGCTGAAGGTTTAACTATAGAATCTTTAGATCCTACAGGGGAGTCCGAAGATTCCTACGATGATAATACCGGAGACCAGTACTATAGAAGTTCGGTATCCTTGACTTTAATGAGTGAGTGGAAAAAGTTTGAGCCATATCTAACAGAGATTATGGACTATGAGTTGGATATTTATCCTTTTGTTAAAAACATAGATTATGTAATAACAAAACAAGGTAAGATATTGGAAATGAATATAGTACCTAACTCAAAACCTTTTGAGGTTAAATATCCTGAAAATGGTTTTGTCAGATACTACTAAAAGCCCATAGATGATAACCTATTAATAAAATTAGCTTTTATATCTAATTTTGTTAAGTAAAAGTTTTAAAATAAAATTATATAAAATCGGAGGGTTTATGCCTTTATACGAGTACAGGTGTCTTGATTGTGGTAGAGAGTTTGAGGATATCAGCTCTTATGATAATAGGGATGCTAAGAGACCCTGTCCATCATGTTCAAAAGAACAGATTGAAAGAAAGATCTCTTCTTTTGGAATACATTCAGCGATAGACTCCAGGACTGAGACAGTTTATAGTCCTAAAGAGATAGATAAAGTAGTTGGAGCTGCCGCAGATAAAAGATGGGAAGGTTATCACGAGGGTTGGAAAGACCACTACTCGGATAAACGTAAAAAAAGGCATGAAGGTAAGGACATTAAGGAAGTAGTTATAGCTAAAGGTTCTGATGGAAAAGTACATCCTTTTGAGCATTTAGGGGATAAGAAAGAACAGACTTTTAGAAAAGAATATGTCCAAGAATATAAGAAGCAAATAACGGATTCAGGTAAGGATGGTAACAAAACACCAGTACTAATGAAAGTCAAATAGACCAGGAAATGTTGATACTCTATTAATATATGATCTCAGATAAGATAGCATAAACATATAAGATCCTTAAGCCTGTAAATTATATAAAATAATAATCCGAAATCTAATAAAGTTCTGAAAATAAAGGAGACAATAATGGCTATAGGACCTTTAGAAACCTTCGTATTTCCTGGTGTGTTTACAAGAACAATCACTGAAGCTGCAGGAACTTCTGCTGCAGGCGACATTCGCTTCCCTGCAATCATCGGCGTAGGTTTTGAGCAGATAAGAGTCTCGGATTTTGAAATGATCCGTGGATCTTCTGCTATAGCCGACAACCTCATCCTTGAAGAAGCTATTACAGGTACCGCAATATCAACAACCGATAGTGGTTGGGTTGGTGGAGCTCAAGGAACTGTAAATACTTTTCGTGTTGCCAGTTTTCCGATTGTTACCGGAGACGGTACAGGTAAAGTAGCTACACTTCCAAGAAATGTAATCGTTACTGTTAATGGTGAATCCGTAGCAGTTAATGCTGTTAACGGTCTTACTGGGGAAGTAACTCTCGTTGAGATACCATCAGTAAACGATGTTGTTCGTGCTAATTACTATTTCAAAAGAAGAGATACCTACAACGAAAACGAATCTGTTTCTTTCCAAGCAGATGGTAGCACTGTTAACTTCAAAGTTTTAAATTCTAGAATTGTAAAAGGTAATAATGGTGGGCAGTCTGCTACAGATGCAGATATTAGTGCATATGTAGACATTCTTTATAATCCGAACCCTGCTGTTGTTGGTGATGAATATACAAAGACTGTTCCAGTTATCCAGGTAAAAGTAAATAGTGTTATTACTACTATAACAGCTCTTGATGGAGCTCACGGTATTTTTACTCTTGGAACTGCCCCTGCTTTAGGTGCAACAGTAACTGTGACATATTTTAGCAGTCTCTGGCAGAACACATATGATATCCTTCCTGCAGCAACTGTTAATACACTTATTAAAGTTGGTTTAAGTTCAGATACCTCTGATTATTCAATAGGTCAGGATTGTGTTCTTGCAGGTGAGAATAACCTTCATTGGGGAACTTCTTATCAGACTTCTGCAGGTACTTACACTTCCGGATCAACCCCGTTAGTTAATAATGTTGTAGCTTCCCTTACTGATACACGAGTTTTCGGTCGCGTAGCTACACCATCAACCCCTGCTACAGATGTTAATGGAGCGGTCCTGGTTGATACTAATGGCAATGAATTAAATCTTGATGGTAATAAGAGCTTTGTACTTTCTTCTAATCCTGTAGATGGTGTAGGTACAGACACTGCTACAGAAAATCCTGCAAACATGATCGCATATGTAGGACCGGATTGGCAGACCGCTTATAGTAACGGTGCTGTAGTTGTTAATAGTATCGTTGACAATGTTATTACTCTTGCAGTATCTCCTTCTCAAGGTGCCGAAGATAAAGTCTATGTTACATACTACGAGAATCTGATTGTAGATGATACTTGGACTATTACTAATGAAGTTTCTGGCGGTTCAGGAGTAGGTAGATATTCAGTTTATTCTAAGTTTAACGGTACTGCTCTTGATGTTACTCTTGCTGCAGGTGGATCAATCGCCCCTCAGTATGCAGGTTCAGGCGCAGTTAATGTTCAAGTAGATCCAATAGTAGCAGGTGTAGAGACTGTAACTGTTACCTTTGACGGTGTTGGTGGCTTTGCAGTAACTTCTACAGGTTTAACAGGTACAGGTACTACTAATACTGGTGATCAAGGTAGAACATATGTTGATCCTGTTACACACTTCAGAGTGTCTTTTGCTAACGTAGGTACTTTCAATCCTATCAACGGTGACACTATCATTTATGATGTTGGTAATCCGTTAGAGATAGCAGCACAGCAGTCTTGGTTTTATGCTAAATCAAGTATTGTTAAAGCTATCCCAGGTATGAATATTACGGTAGCAACCACAGCTGGTGGAACTGTAGATAATACCGGAGATACAGTTACTGTTGAGTCTTTCAGCAAAAGCGGCAATGAGCCCGAAGTTGGGGATTCTTATTATGTAACTTTTGATAAAGATAAAACAGATTATACAACTAAGTATTACACAGCGATGAGAGATGTTTATAGAGATTTTGGTCCCCTTGATATTACTAATAAAGTAGTTGTGGGAGCAAATCTGGCCTTCATCAACGGAGCCAGAGCAGTCGCTATTAAACAGATTCTTAAAGAACCAGGACAGCCTGATGCTTCTTTCCAAGCTTATGTAGATGGTATCGATTCTTTTGATGAACCCCTTGCTAATGGTCAGAGGCCGTCTTTTATGCAGCCTATGTCTACAGACTCAAGAGTTCACTCATATCTTAAGACATCTAATGCTATTCAGTGCAGTATTAAATACCGTAACGAGAGAACAAGTATCGTAGGTTTCGCTTTTGGTACAACAGCAGAGTCTGCTATTCAGCAGTGCAAAGCTCTTGCTACTGAAAAGATAACCCCAGTATATCCGGAAGCTGCAGTTCTTAGTATTCCTGATGCATACGGTACAGAAGTTCAGTATCTCGTGGATGGATCTTTCATAGCAGTAGCATTATCAGGACTAGATTCTTCTCCTGCTACAGACATTGCTACACCACTTACAAATAAAACTATCACAGGTTTTGATAGACTTTATCGTAGGTTGGATGAAGTTACTGCAGCTCTTGTTGCAAATGCTGGATGTACAACTCTGGACCAGGTTGGAAATCTTATTAGGATTAAGATGTATCTAACTTCTGATCTTAGCAATGCTCTTACAAGAGATCCCAGAATTGTAGAAGTTAAGCATTATGTGCAGCAGGGTGTTAGAAGGAATCTTGACCAGTTTATCGGTCAGAAGAACCTACCTTCTATCATACCCCAGATTACAAGATCTGTAAATTCTTATTTCAGTGTTCTTAAGAATTCACAGTTGATTGTAGACTTCAAGGGTATATATGTTGCACAGAATCCTAACGAACCATCAACAGTTGATGTTGAAGTATTCTATAGCCCGGTGTTCCCACTTAACTGGATTATAGTAACACTTAATTTGAGACAGAGCGTATAATAATATCCCCCACCTATAAAATGGTGGGGGATCAAATTTTGAATAGATAATTAAAAACTAAGTGTTCCCTATTATAGGGACAAACCGAGGAGTATAAGATGGATAAGATGGCTTTAGCAGACAGATTTGAAGGCTATTCTAATATTTTCGCATGTGAGAGCAACATGGGTATCGATCTTAAAGCTATGGCTGATACTCTTCGTGAGATGCCTGAAGAGAAGTTTGCCCAAGTCATTGATGCTAGCTTTGATGATGAAGCTGGCGTTATGAGTATTGAAGGTCCTAAGGCTTTAGGTAACAGAACTCCTATGATGGATCGAAAAACTCCTGCGCATGTTCCTGGTGGTATCGTACCGACAGACCCTATGTTCAAAGGAGTACCTAAAGGTCAGCAAGCAAAGATGATTGCTGATATCGCTGCTAAGCGTAAAATGGATCCTAAAATAATCCAGAGTATTTATGAAGATTTTACAACTCAGGCTTCAGAAGAAGTTGAAGCTTCTACTCAGGCTACGGATTCATGGTCGAAGAGTGCTTCAGACCATATTGCAAAGAATCTTGTACGTGATGTTATCAGCATGAATAAGTCTATTTGCTGTGATACAAAACGTCATTTAGATAAAGTTCAGCTTCCTGATGCTAAGAAAGCTCCTGAAACTAAAGGTGCTATCTCTCGCCAGGAGGATACTGGTGCAGCTTTAAAACCTGAGCAAGTGCCGGATCTTAGCGTTGTTCTTGAATCTGATATGTATAAGAAATCCAAAGGTGCTATCAAAAAAGAAGCAACCACTACTGAAGAGACTCCTGATGCTAAAGCAGCAGAGAAGCAAGATATTGCAGCAGCTAAAATGGATCCTGCAGAAGAAATAAAGAAGATGAAGGCTGAAAAAGCTAAAGAAGAGCTTAAAGCTAAATCAAGACCTCAGGATGAAAAAGGTTGTAATGAAGAAGTAGAAGCAAATACTATCGTAGCTGAAGGTGTAGAGTTTGATAGTGTTATGATGGAAGCAGATGCTAGTGATGAAGATGTTAAGAAATTAAGTTCTCTTTTTGAATAATAAGATAGGAGCATAAAATGCCACAGTCAGCAGAAAATGTCTACACGCAAAATCGCTACGGGGTTTCTCCGGAAACCTTATCGGTAATCAGTGCTCGTAACAGGATTTATGCTGTTCCAGCATGGGCTTCCGATTCGATGAAGAAACAGATTGGTGTGGTAGCCAATTTCAACCCTACAGAAGGCCGCACTATTGAGCCTGTAAGAGGAATTGGTTATGGTGACAGGGTTATGGAATTAGTGCCAGGTATGACTGATCCTATGACTATGACTGTTACAAGAACTGCACAGTATCTGTCTATGATTATGCAGGTATTTGGATATAAAGGTGGTGTTGATGGTAT